ACTGTCTAATCTTAATTTATGTCAGTAATTGATCGAGTTAAATCTCATTTTGAAACTCTTAAAACTATAACTATTGAAGTTGAGGAGTGGAAAGACGAGCATGGTAATGCTAGTGTATTCTATTCAGAGCCATTAACCCTTGAAGAAAAAAACATTATCTTTAAGAAGTCTAATAACTTTCAAGATTTAACTATTCTTGTAGATTTGCTTATAATGAAATTGCAAATCAAAAATGATAAAGGCGAGATGATAAAAGCCTTTAGCCCAGAAGATAAATTTGCGTTAAGAAAAAAAGCTGATTCTAATGTTATTTCAGAAATTGCTAATAAAATTCTTTTAGACACTAATTACGAGGACGCTGAAAAAAAGTAGATAGCGACCCTGATGTTAGGTCGCTTTTAATAGTAGCAGATAGATTACACATCACAATCCAACAAGTTCTTGATATGCCTGTTAGCCATTATAATCTTTGGTTAGCTTACTTGAAAAAAGAGCAAGAACAGTATAAAACAAATCAATCACTAGCAGAAGCAAGGAAATTTAAGTAATGTCAAACCAAAAACTAAACATAGATATTGTAGCAAAGGATAGGTCGAAACAGGCTTTAAACAATGTTCAAAAAGGTTTGGCAAAAGTAAAAGGTGCAGTATTTAATCTTAGAAATGCTTTTTTAGGTTTAGGTGCTGGTTTAGTTGCAAGGAATTTAATTAATACAGGAAAAGATATAGAAAATCTTAGAGTTAGATTAAAATTTTTACTTAAAGATACTAACGAGGGTGCAAAAGCATTTGACAATATGTCTAAATTTGCATCTAAAGTTCCATTCTCACTTGAAGAAATATCAAGAGGTTCAGGAATATTAGCAACAGTAACAGACAATGCTGATGATTTACAAAATATGTTAGAAGTAACGGGTAATGTTGCAGCAGTTACAGGATTAGATTTTAGAACAGCAGCAGAACAGATACAAAGATCATTTAGTGCTGGTATAGGTGCAGCAGATTTATTTAGAGAAAAAGGTGTTAGAAATATGCTTGGCTTTAAAGCTGGTGCAACTGTGTCTATTGAAGAAACAGTACAGGCATTTGAAAAGGTTTTTGGAAAAGATGGAAGATTTGGAAAAGCTACAGATGAATTAGCAAATACATTTGAGGGAACTTTATCAATGATAGGAGATAAAGTATTTAATTTTAAAAAGGTAATATTAGAAGCTGGATTTTTTGAAGAACTTAAAAAACAATTTGGAAGTTTAGATAAATTTTTGGAAGATAATGCAAAAGAATTAGATCAGATAGCAACTACAATAGGAAAAAATTTAGCAAAAGGAATGATTGCTGTAGTTAAAATAGGTAAAGATTTAATCCCTACTTTAGAAAAAATTGGAATTATGATGAGAAGTATAGCAGATGGTTTTATGGCTTTACCACCTTTTATACAACAAAGTGGAATTATAGGTGCATTTTTATTTGGTAAAAAAGGATTAGTAGCATTAGCAAGTGTTAGTTTATTCGTTGATAAAGTACAGGATTTAATTAAAGAATCTAAAGTTAGAATGGGTATTTTTGATATAGATAACCTTAAAGAAGTAAATTTAGCAGTTGATACAATTAGCAATCAAATAAGTGAACTAGAACTAGAAAAATCACTTTTAGGAGATATTGATACTCCAAATTTAGATAAAAGAATAAGAAATGCTATAGCAGAATTAGAAATTCTTAAAGAAAGACAAAAGGTTTTACAACATAGTGCTAACATTAGAAAGTTTGAATCATTTGAACATCAAAAAGAATTACATAAGGGCTTAAAAACTCACAAAGAAATTGATGAACAATTAAAAAAAAGAATGGAAAATACGGGTAGAGAAAATGGTTTAATTAGAAATCAAAACCAAGAGATAGAAACTTTAATGGATAAAATTAAAAACTTAAATGAAAAATCATTAAGTAAAGTTGAAAGTAAATTTAAAAATATTAAAGGAACAATATCAGAGGGAATTAACAATGGTATTACAACAATGTCACAAGGTCTTGCCAGAGCATTTGTTTTTGGCGAAAAATTATCAGATACATTAAGAAATATGGCACAAAAATTTTTAGCAAATATAATAAGTGCATTAATTGAAGTTGTTGCAAGAAAAGGTGTTGAACTTGCTATTGAAAAAATGATTACTAATGAAAAGAAAAAACAAGCATCTTTAAGTGCTGTTAGTGGTGGTGGGAGTATATTTAGCACTATTGGAAGTTTCTTTGGTAAAAAAGCATCAGGTGGTTCAGTATCAAAAGGACAACCTTATATGGTAGGAGAAAATGGGCCAGAAATGTTTGTACCAAACTCAACAGGCCAAATAACACAATCAGCTAGAGGCACAGGAAATGGTGGAAGTACAACAGTTAATTTTAACATTAATACAGTAGATGCTTCTGGCTTTGAAGAATTATTAGTTAGATCAAGAGGAACTATTACACAATTAGTAAATAGTGCTGTTAATGAAAGAGGGAGTCAAAATATAATTTAATGTCTGGTTCTTTTCCAATATCTACTGCTAAATTTGGAACTTTAGGAATAAAGTCAGTTCAAAATACTATTATCTCTAAAACTGTATCAGGTAAAAGATTAGTAAGGCAAATAGATAATCAAAGATTTTCTTTTACAGTTCAAATTATTACTGCAAAAAGATCAGATGTATATGGAGATTTGATGGCTTTTATAATGAAACAAAGAAGTCAAAAAGAAACTTTTACAATTATCCCACCAGAAATAGAAGATGCTAGAGGTAATGTAAGTGGAACTGTTTTAGTTAATGGTGTTCATGCAGTTGCAGATACAACAATTACTGTTGATGCTATGACAGGCACATTAAAGGCTGGAGATTTTATTAAGTTTGCTGGACATAGTAAAGTGTATATGGTTGTTGCAGATGTAACAGCAGATGGTTCAAATGAAGCAACAGTTACAATAGAGCCACCTTTATTAACTGCTTTAGGCAATAATGAAGTTGTAACTTATGACAATGTTCCTTTTACTGTTTCATTAACAACAGACATACAAGAGTTTGGAGTATCTGGTGCAGATAAAGATGGTAATTTATATTATGAGTTTCAATTTGATGTTGAAGAAGCATTATAGATGAAATATAAAGTTAAGTATTGGATAAGTGTTGATTTTTTAGCTGAAGAAATAATAGATGCTGATGATTTTAATTCTCAATCCTTTAATCAAGGTAAGTATAGCGAACCATCTAAAAATGCTCGTTATATGGTCAATGATGCAATAAAAATTAACAGACGAACATTTGAGGAACATGACGAGAAGCCTAACAACAGCGATAAAGAACGAATTAGCAACAAATGATATTAGGCCTATTCATCTTATTAGTATTGGGTTTAGCACTCCTGTTAATATAACAGATTGCTCTTTTCCTTTAACTTCATCTGTTTCAGGCTCATCAGTTACCTATTCAGCTAGTGATTTTATTATGGGTATATCTGATCACAGCGAACAAACAGACATATCAAAAGCAACTTTAAAATTAACTTTATCAGGTGCAGATCAAACTTTTATATCAGTAGTTTTGAATGAAAATGTTACGAATGACACAGTTGATATTTATAGAGGATTACTAGCTGATGATAATACATTAATTGCTGACCCTTTACTACTTTATAAAGGAAACATAGAAAACTATGCTATTCAAGAATCAGATAAAGCAAGTAATTTAACTTTATCTATTGTATCTCATTGGGCAGACTTTGAAAAAAAGAATGGTCGAAAGACTAATAATACATCACAACAAAGATTCTTTAGTACAGATGTTGGTATGGATTTTTCTTCTGAAATAATTAGTGATATTAAATGGGGTAGAGTATAATGGATAATATTATTAATTTTTATAAAACATTTAATAAATACAAAAATAGTAATAATAAAGATGTATATTACCATATACAGCCATCAATAAATTGTAATCAATATAAAATATTTCAAGATGATCAAGGTATTTATGGTTTTGTTAATTGGGCTTTTATAAATAAAGAAGAAGAAGATAATTACAAAATAAAAGGAATGATTAAAAAAAACAAATGGCAAAGTGGAAGTAATTTATGGTTATATGATATTCTTATATCTAAAAATGCAAGAGAAGTTATGGGTTGGGTTTATAATTATTTTAAAGATTATCTAAAAGTTAATCAATGTATTAATTGGTTAAGATTAGATGACAATAATAATATTTATAGAATATCTAAAAAATACAAAAGGGAGTTTCATATCTAATGGGTTCGGTATTAGAAAAAGCTGGAGAAGTTGTAGGTGTAAGTAAGATATTAAAAAAATTTACATGGTTTCAAAATCCTTTAATTCAATTAGGTGCAAGTTTATTTTTATCTTGGATATTAAGACCTAAGACACCAGAAATTGAAGATTTTGGAACTAACGCATTTGATGATTTTGAAAAAGGTTTATTAGTTAATAAACAATCTAATGACAATAATATTCCTGTAGTTTATGGAGAAAGATTAGTTGGTGGTTCAAGAGTTTTTGTAGAAAGTTCAGGAACAGATAACGAATTTTTATATATAGCTTTAGTTTTAACAGAGGGAGAAATAAACGATATAACAGAAATAAGAATAGACGATCAGGTAGTTACATGGTCAGGAGATTTACAAGATAATGTTCAAAGAACAGTAGCAAGTAATGATGCTAATTATTATAAAGATGGAGTTAGTTTAGTTACAGTAGAACCTCATTATGGAACAGATGGACAATCAACAGCATCTTTATTATCAGGTTTATCGTCATGGGGAAGTAATCATAAATTATCAGGATTATCTTATTTAGCTTTAAAGTTTAAATGGAATCAAGATACTTGGGGTGGTATGCCAAAAATTCAAGCTAAAATACAAGGTAAAAAAGTTGTATCTTATAATTCAAGTTTAGTTGCTCAAACTCCAGCATATTCAACTAATCCAGCTTGGTGCATATTAGATTATTTAACTAATACTAGATATGGAAAAGGATTAACTGCAAGTGAAATAGATTTACAAAGTTTTTATGATGCCTCACAAGTTTGTGTAACACAAGTAACACCCTATTCAGGTGGTAGTGATATTAATATTTTTGACACTAATACAGCAGTTGATACATCAAGAAAACTCATTGATAATTTAAGAGAACTTATAAAAGGTTGCAGAGGTTATATTCCATACACACAAGGTAAGTATAGTTTAATTATAGAAACAACAGGAAGTGCATCTATTACTTTAACAGAAGATGATATTATAGGTGGTTATGGTTTAGCAATTCCAACAAAGAATGAAAAATATAATAGAGTCATAGCATCATTTGTAAATCCAGAAAAAAATTATCAAGTTGATGAAGTACAATTCCCACCTATAGATGACTCAGGATTAACAAGTGCAGATAGACACGCAACTATGAAGTCGGCAGATGGTGGTTTTTTACTAGAGGGTAGATTTGAATTTCCTACACTTACTTCTAAATATCAAGCAGAAGAAATGGCAGAAGTTATTTTAAGAAGATCAAGAGAAGCAATCGGTTTAACATTAAATGTAACTTTTAAAGGTTATGAATTAAATATTGGAGATATAGTTAATGTAACTCATTCTAGTATTGGTTTTTCTGCTAAACCTTTTAGAATTTTAGGAATGACTTTTAATCAAGATTTTACAGTATCTTTAACTTTAGTAGAACATCAAAATTCACATTATACTTGGGCAACAAAAGTACAAGCACCAACAGTACCAAATACAACTTTGCCTAATCCATTTACTATCCAACCACCAGCTAGTGTTACTTTAGACGATACATTAGTTGAATATAATGATGGAACTGTAATTGTTGCTTTAGATGTATCAATAGGTGCTTCTCCTGATAGCTTTGTTGATTACTACCAAGTAGAATACAAGTTAAGTACAGATTCAGATTATATTATTTATGCACAAGGTTCAGGATTAAATCACAGAGTTTTAAATGTAATTGACCAAAAGGTTTATAATGTAAGAGCTAAAGCAGTTAATAGTTTAGGAGTAAGTTCTACTTATGTAACAGCAAATAGAACTATTGTAGGTGCGATTGAACCACCAGCAGATGTAACAGATTTTTCTTGTAATATTTTAGGACAAGAGGCTCACTTATCATGGACACAAATACCTGATCTTGATTTAGCATATTACCAAATTAGATATTCAACATTAACAAATGGTACAGGAGATTGGGCAAACTCTGTATCTTTAGTAGAAAAAGTATCAAGACCAGCAACTTCTATAAATGTACCAGCAAGAGTTGGAACTTATTTAATTAAAGCAGTAGATAAATTAGGTAACTTTAGTTCTAATGCAACTGCAATAGTTTCTAATGTTACAGCAGTACAAAATTTTAATGCCATAACTTCTGTATCAGAACACCCTGATTTTGATGGAACATTAACAAATACAGCTATTGTAGATGGAACTTTAAGATTAGATTCATCAGAATTATTTGATTCAGCTAGTGGAAACTTTGATGCAGAAACAACTAGATTTTTTGATTCGGGTGTTGCTAATGCAGATTTTTATGCAAGTGGTAATTATGAATTTGAAGATGTAGTTGATATAGGTTCTAAACATACTTGCAGATTAACAGCTACTTTAAAACAAACTTCTGATAACCCAGATGATTTATTTGATAGTAGATCAGGATTGTTTGATTCACAAAATTCTAACTTTGATGGAGATACACCAGCTAACTCAAATGCTCATATTGAGATTGCAACAAGTGATGATAACTCTACATACACATCTTTTCAAAACTTTGTAATAGGTAACTATACTGCTAGATATTTTAAATTTAGAGTTGTTTTAACTTCAAGTGATCTAGCTTCAACTCCTGTAGTAGAAGAAGTATCAATTTCAGTAGATATGGAAGATAGAATATTTAGTGGAAACGATATATCGTCTGGTGCTGGAACTAAAACTGTAACATTTACAAAGCCATATAAATCTGTTAATTATGCTGTAGGAATTACAGGCGAAGACATGGCTACAGGAGATTTCTTTACAGTATCTAATAAAACAATTAATGGTTTTGATGTTTTATTTAAAAATTCAAGTGGAACAAATGTATCAAGAACATTTGATTTTATTGCAAAAGGGTTTTAAAAGGAGTATAAAACAAATATGGCTCAACACGATTATAACATAGCAAACGCTTCATTTCCCACAGTTAGATCAGACATTAATGATGTTTTATCTGCAATCAATACATCTAATTCAGGTACATCAAGACCAAGTGGTGCAGTAGCTGGAACGATTTGGCTAGATACATCTGGTGGTGCAACTGCTCATATTCTAAAATTTTATGACGGGGGTGCTGATATAAATTTAGCAACAATTAACACAACTGCGAATACTGTCGATTGGACAGATAGTTCAGTTGTAGCAGATTTAGTAAATGACACCTCTCCACAATTAGGTGGTAGTTTAGATGTAAATGGAAACGACATAGTTTCTACATCAAATGCAGATATAGATATTATTCCTAATGGAACAGGAGATGTAAATTTAGGTGCTGACACAGTACAAATTGGAGATAACAATGCTAACGCAACTTTAACCACACAAGGTACAGGAGATTTAATTCTTAATACTAACAATGGTACAAATGCTGGAAACATAACTCTTTCAGATGGTGCTAATGGAAATATAGATATTACAACGAATGGTACAGGAGTAATTAAATTTAACGATCTAGCTTATATTCCTCAACAAGCATTAACTTCATCATCAAATGCAGTTGCTTGGGATACACAAGCTAAACCAAACGCATATCATCTAACAACAGAAAACACTACATTCTCTGCACCTACTAATGCTGTAGAGGGTGCTTTTATTTGTGTTGAAATTAATTACAATGGTTCACACACAATAGCTTTTAATACTATATTTGAATTTGCTGGAAGCACAGCACCAACATTTACTTCCTCAGATGGTAAAACGGATATTTTGGTTTTCAAATATAATGGTGCTATTTGGCAAGAAGTTGGTAGAACATTAAACCTTAGTGAAAGTTAAAATATGTACGCATTAGTAGAAGATGGTTCAATAACAAAATTAATAACTAATCCTAAAAATATGGTTATAGGAGATGTAAGATACCCAGCTAAAATATTTCAGTTGTGGTTAAAGTCAGAATTAAATGCAATAGGTATTTATGAAGTGATAACTGATTCATCTAATTACAAAGACGAAGCATATTATATTAATACTAACGAACAATATAACTTTGCAGACAATCAAGTTACTAAATCTTGGGGAACTGCAACTGCTAAAAGATTAAATGATGAAAACGCAGTAGATGAAGATGGTAATAATTTATTAGATGATGATGGCAACCAAGTAATTAACTATGGTTTAAAAACTGAAAAGAAAAGAATAGTAAAACAACAAGCATCAGGATTATTAGCACCTACTGATTGGTATGTAGTTAAATCAACAGAAGTAGCTGACTATGATATTCCAGCAAATGTATTATCTTTTAGAGCAGATGTTAGAACTAAATCTAATGAAATGGAAACTCAAATAGACAACTGCACAACAGTTGATGAACTAAAAGCATTATACGAATATACGACACAAGAAGATGGAACTCAAACAAGACTAATGCCTGAATTTCCAAAGGAGATTTAATGCCACTAATACTTGGAACTAACTCCATAAAAGACACAGGCTTTGATGTAGCTAACTCATTAAGATTTAATGATGATAGTAGTGATTTTTTACAACAATCGACAACTGCTGGAACTCAAACTACTTGGACTTTTTCATTTTGGATTAAAAGAGGTAATATAAGTTCAACTCAACATATAGCAGAAAATGATTTAGCTAATTATTTCAGAATAAGATTTACTTCTGGAGATGTTTTTGAAGTATTTGATTCTAATGGTAATAACACATGGAATTGGAACAATCTTTTTAGAGATGTATCAGCTTGGTATCATATAGTGCTTAGAGCAGATAGCACAGATGCAACTAATGGAAATAGATTAAGATTATATGTTAATGGCTCATTAGCATCAGCAAACACAGTAGCATCAATTTCACAAAACTATACATTTTCTTTTAATCAAGGTGGAACTCTTTATTTAGGCAAAAGAGGTGGTGGAGAATTTTTTGATGGTTATATGTCAGAAATGGTTTTTATAGATGGGACAGCATTAGACCCAACATCATTTGGAGAATTTGACGAAGATAGTGGTATATGGAAACCTAAAGATGTATCAGGTTTAACTTTTGGAAATGAAGGGTTTTATTTAGACTTTGAAAACTCTGGTAGTCTAGGTGCAGATGTATCAGGGAATGGAAATAACTTTACTGTAAATAATTTAACTAGCATAGATCAATCTACTGATACTTGCACAAATAATTTTGCAACAATGAATCCTTTAGATAATTATTATGCTCAGGCAACTTTTTCAGAAGGAAATTTAAAACTTGTTACAAATACAGGAACTTATACTCATAATACAGGAACAATAGCATTATCTTCTGGTAAATGGTTTTGGGAAGTTAAAGTAACATCTTCTTCTTCAGAAGATATTATTGGTATAAGAGGAGATCAAAGTCGTTCAAATTATGACTTTAATGAATCTTACGACTTTTTTTATAATTCTTATGCTAGATTTTATGATGGCTCATCTGGTAGTCAATTTGTTTCCTATGGTGCAACTTTTACAACAGGAGATATTATTGGAGTGGCTTTAGATTTAGATAGTGGAACAAATACAATTCAATTTTATAAAAATGGATCAGCACAAGGATCAAAAAATATAACAAATGTTTCTAGTACAGCTATTGGAGTTTATAATATTGTTCTTGGAGATTATACATCAGGTGGTTCTGCTACATTTGAAATTAATTTTGGCTCTCCACCTTATAGTGAGAGTGGTGGTAATTCAGATGGAAATGGTTACGGAAATTTCTCAATGACTGTACCATCAGGCTACTTTTCAATCAATACCAAGAACTTAGCGGAGTATGGATAATGAGTTATACGAATGGATTAGATAAACCAACAGATTTTTTTATCACTAAACTTTATAATGGAACAGGAAGTTCTAATGCAATTACAAATGTTGGATTTCAACCAGATTTTACATGGATTAAAAGACGAAACTCTGCAACAGCTCATCATTTACACAATTCAATATCTGGTGCTACAAAAGTTTTAAATTCTAATACTAGTAATGCTGAAAGCACAGACGCACAAAAACTTTCTTCATTTGATAGTGATGGATTTACAGTAGGTACAAATGGAGATGCAAATAATTCTTCTGGTACTTTTGTATCATGGAATTGGTTAGCCTCAAACTCAACTACATCAAACTCAGATGGAGATATAACCTCAACTGTATCTGCTAATACTACAAGTGGTTTTTCAATAGTGAAATATACAGGTAATGGAAGTGCATCAAATATAGGTCATGGTTTGGGTGTAGCACCAAAATGTATTATAATTAAAAACTTATCATCTACAGCAGATTGGTTAGTTGGTCATGAAGGATTACATCCTACTTTAGGATGGAAATATGGAATAAATTTAAATAGTACGGGTGCAAGACATGAAAGTGGAACTTATTTTGCAGACACACCTCCTACAACTTCTGTATTTAAAGTAGAAGCTAATGCTGAAGTTAATACAAGTGGAGATGAGTATATTGCTTATTGTTTCGCTGATACAGGGAACAAATTTTTTAAAGCAGGAAGCTATATCGGAAATGGAAATAATGACGGCCCGATGATTTTTTGCGAATTTAAACCAGCTTTTGTTATAATTAAACCATCTTCTTATTCAAATTCATGGTTGTTATTAGATAATAAAAGACCTGGATATAATGTAACAAATCAAAGATTTGAAGCGGATGGAAATGGTGCTGAATATAGTGGTTTAGATTATGCAGATTTTTTATCAAATGGCTTTAAAATTAGAACAAGTAATTCACACCCAAATAATAGTGGTGGCACACTAATTTACATGGCGTTTGCAGAAAACCCATTTGTAACATCAACAGGAATACCAACAACAGCGAGGTAATCATGCAATTATCTAAACATTTTACATTAGAAGAATTTGAGAAATCACAAACTGCTACAAGAAAAGGTATAAAGAATAAAGCTGGTGCTGGAGAGATTAAAAACTTAGGCGATCTATGTTATGAAATACTAGAGCCTGTAAGAATAAAGTTTGATAAGCCTGTAACAATTACATCTGGTTATAGATCAGAGGAACTATGTGAAGCAATAGGAAGTAAAAAAACTTCACAGCACACTACAGGAAACGCAACAGATTTTGAGATAGCTGGAGTGTCTAACCTTGAAGTAGCTTTGTGGATTGAAAACCACTGCGACTTTGATCAATTAATCTTAGAGTATTGGACAGGCGAGGCGAGTAGTGGGTGGATTCATGTATCTTATAAAGATGGCTCAAACAGAAAACAAGTGCTGACATTTGATGGGAAATCGTATAAAAATGGATTACCTGATGCAAAATGGTCAGGTGGAAAATTAACAAACTAATAGGAGAATATTATGCCAATGGTAAGAGGAAAGAAATTTAAGTACACAAAAGCTGGTAAGAAAAAAGCTAAAGCATTTAAAAAGAAAAAGAAGAAGTAATGGCTACAAAGAAACCTATATTTGCTAAAGCTAGACCAAAAAGATTGGGCAAACCAAAGTCTTTTAACAAGAAGTCAAAAGCATATAAATCATCTAAAAGAAAAGCTGATAAGAAATTTGGTAAAAAGGTTTCATTATATAAAAACATATTTATTTCACAGGCTATAAAAAAGTTTAAGCCAAAGAAGAAAA